AGCAGAAGCATTAATACCTGCACCAGAAATAATACAAGGACAAACAGTAGATGTAGAATATGTAGGACCATTAGCACGATCACAAAGAATGGAAGAATCTATTGCTATTGATAGATTATATGCATTAGCTATGCAAGTAGGACAGATTGACCCAAGTATTATGGATAATATAAACCATGATGTTGCAATAAGGTCTAGGGCAAATTTATTAGGTGTTCCTAAAACTGTATTACGAGGTACAGAAGAAGTTGCAGAAATGAGAGAAATGAGAGCACAGCAACAACAACAGGCACAAGAAATGGCTATGCAACAACAACAGGCACAAACTGCATTAACACAAAACCAAGCTGTTAAAGAATTAGGTTCACCAGAAGCACAACAAGGTGCAGAGCAAGTAGAAGAATCGGCAAGAGCACTTGGTCTAGTTGAATAATGGGTAATATCCAAAAACAAAAAAAATTAAAGTTTCCTATGTTTGATCCAGAAGGAGAAGAATATGATTATGAAACTGCATTTAAACTTGGGTACACAAGAGATCAAGTAGGACATTTACCAACAAGAGATTATGAAACAGGGATGATTTTAAAAGGTAGAAAACATCCTACTTTTGAAAAAGGTATTCAAGCAGATGTAGATTTAGGATATAAATTAATAAAAAAAGGTAATAGATATTATACAGTAAAATAATGGAATTAAAAGAATTACAAAAAATGTACAGAATTACTTTTGACTCTGGAGAAGGGAAAGAAGTATTAGCAGATTTAAAGTCTGCTTATTATCATAGGAGTTCGTTTGATACCTGTCCTTATGAAACAGCATATAAGGAAGGGCAACGAGCTGTTATAATACGAATAATCAATCTATTAAAGGAGCAAAAAAATGATTGAAGAAACGACCACAACAGAAGGTAACCCTGTAGAACAACCTGTTGAACAAACAGAAAGTTCTGTATTAGGGTCTACTGTAAGTGATAATCAAGATTGGAAATCAACATTACCAGAAGATTTAAAAAACGATCCTACATTATCTAATTTTAAAGATGTAGAATCATTAGCTAAAACAGTAGTACATCAACAAAAAGTATTAGGAAATCGTATTCCTATACCTAAAACTGATGAAGAAAAAATGGAAGTCTATAATAAATTAGGCAGACCAGAAGCTGCTGATAAATATGAAGTAAATGTACCAGAAGATTATTCTGCATTTTTTACTCAAGATCAGATAAGTCAGTTTAAAAATGTAGCTCATCAAATGGGTTTAAACCAACAACAAGTAGAAGGTCTTGTTAATTATCAAATGGAATCTATAAAAAATCAAGGAGATATGTATTCATCTCAAGTAGATGTACAAAGACAAGAATCGGAAACATCTCTTAAAAAAGAATGGGGTTATGATTATGATAGTCAAATTCGTAATGCAAGAAGGGCTATTGATGTGTATGGTGATAATGAAATAAAAGAATTAATGAATACAGAAGCAGGTAATCATCCTGCTGTTATTCGTTTATTTGCTAGATTAGGTAAAGATATTACTGAAGATATGGCACAAAATACACAAAATAACACTTTAGCATCATCACCATTAGATGCAAAACAAGAGATACAAGACACTTTTAGCAACCCAGAGCATCCTTATCACAACCCTAGACATAAGGATCATCAACCTGCTGTAGAAAAAATGCGACAATTACATGAAAAAGTGTATGGTAATTCTTAAAAAAGTATGATATTATAATTATATGTGTATTGCCCTTATGGATAACAGTACATAAAGTCTAACGACTATAAACAAGGTTTCCCTTTTTTAGGACAAAAACTGCATTAAATAATAATATTAATTTTTTAAGGAGAACTTAAATGAGTGTTCAAATTACTACGGCTTTTGTAGAACAATATAAAAGCAATGTGTTCCATTTGGCACAACAGAAAGGTTCAAGATTAAGAGATGCAGTAAGAACAGAAACTGTAACAGGTAAATCTCACTTTTTTGAAAGAATTGGTGATACTGCTGCTCTTAAGAGAACATCAAGACATAGTGATACCCCTAGAGTTGATACCCCTCACTCAAGAAGGAAAGTTACTATGGATGATTATGATTGGGCTGATCTGATTGACCAAGAGGACAAAGTTAGAATGTTAATTTCCCCACAATCTGAGTATGCAATGAGTGGTGCTTGGGCTATGGGTAGAGCAATGGATGATGCAATTATTTCTGCTGCAAGTGGAAATGCATTTGGTGGTGTAGCTGGAGGATCAACTGTAGCATTACCATCAGGGCAAAAAGTTGTACATGGCTCTGCTGGATTAACACTAGCAAAATTAATTAGTGCTAAAGAAGTTTTAGATGCTGCTGATACTGACCCAGACGAGCCAAGATATATGGTTGTGTCTGCTAAGCAACTTAGTGATTTACTAGCAGTAACAAATGTAACTTCAGCAGATTTTAATTCTGTTAAAGCATTAGTACAAGGTGAGTTAGATACCTTTTTGGGATTTAACTTTATTAGAAGTGAACGACTAAGCACAGATAGCGATGGAAATCGTTCTGTACTTGGTTTTTGTCAATCTGCAATAGGTCTTGCACTTGGCAGAGATATTGAAACAAGAATCTCTGAAAGAGCTGACAAGAACTATGCAACACAAGTATTTCTATCAATGACAATCGGAGCTACGAGAGTAGAAGACGAAAAAGTTGTAGAAGTTGCTTGTACAGAGTCATAGGGAGGTAAATCATGGCAACAGCTAAATCTGTAGAGATTACAAACTTAGATGCATCTCCTAGAGTCATTTCCGAAGTCGGAAGTGTTCATGGCAAGATGAGAGTATTTGCTGATACTATTGCAGCAGGTACAGGTGATATTGACAATGATGATGTAATTATGATGGCAGAAATTCCATCTAATGCTAAAGTTATGTCAATAAAACTTTATAATGATGACCTTGATTCAAATGGTTCACCAACATTAGCAGCTAATGTAGGTCTATATAATGGAACTACAAAGTATACTATTGCTGGTACTGAAACAGCAGCAAGTGCAGTTATTGATGAAGATTGTTATGCATCAGCTATAACAACTTTACAAGCAGCTAATACTGCTGGTGTTGAAGTTGCATATGAAGCAAGAAATGTCAATGCAATAGCTAATCATGCATGGGAAGATGGTGGTCTGGCATCAGACCCTAAAGTTCCATTAAGAATTGCCTTAACAATGTCTAATGTTGCAGCAACAGCAGCAGCAGGTGATATTACTATGGTAGTTACTTATATTACTGATTAGGATAATAGACTAAACAA